CCGATTTCAAGCTGGACGCCTGTGATGTAGAAGGTTGCTGAAGCTGAACCTATCCAAGCGGCTTGATTGGTTGTGCTAAAGTCCTGACTTGCAAGCCAAGTGTCGGCACTCGCTTGATAGGTTGACCCAGAGCCAAAATCCCAATATATCCGCAAACCATTACCATTAGTTCTATTCCAGCTACCTGTCGTGTCGCCAGACGAAATTGTAATGGTTTTCTTCTCCCAAGTGTTTGCGCTTGAAATTGTGTATTCTTTAATATGCGAACGATCTGCTGTTGTAGAATACAAAGCAATGCAGTATGTCCCAGCTAAACTGGATTTGACCCAAAAAGATAATGTGACAGCCTTTGCGTCACTATGACCATAGGCAAGTTGGCTAACATTGTACCCCTCTATATCAGTGGCGTAAGCATAAAAATCGCCAGCCGCAACAGAACCATCTGTAGCTGTGTTCGTTAGCTTTGCACTAAACTCAAACTCATTGTTTGGCACATCTGTAGACTGTTCTACGGTAAATGTACCGCCGCCATTTGCCCAACCCTTAAAACGGTCAGCCGCAAAAATGTCATTACCGCTAACAGTTGTTGCGCTGGTTCCGCGCTGGAAAATAGGAAACGCACCATTGATGATGAGGTTGCGCCCTGTCAGTCCACCCGCATCTGCGCTACCAGCTAGGTCTGCGAAATCTCTTGCTCTGCTCATTATGACCACTCCTCTGTAGGCGCATCAGGCCAAGTTGGGCTGTCTGAATTTGTTTTGCGAATAGTTCGGATACTGGCACGATAAGTGGCAAACAAGGCTACACACGCATCTGTTAAACCGCTATCTGGCAACTGTGTCCAGTCGGTGGCTTTAAGAAGTTCCTCTGCTGTAGGTGCTATAAGCACATCTTTACTAGGATTAGTTACAAAAATGTTTTTATAATTTGCCATATTTTTATCCTACCAAGTAGCCGCTAAAATGCGGGTCGTATATCGTAGTGGCATCTGCAAATACATAGTTACTCCCCATTACTGCTCTTACACGGTCATTTGCTGCTAGATAAACACTTCCTGAAACACTAATATTAGGAAAGCTTGTGCTGCTAACAACTTGGGAAAATCCACTTGCAAAAGAGACTAACCCAGTAGTGAAAGCATCGTCAGTTGCTTTTTGCAATATTACATTGCAGTTGCTGCCAGCACCAACAGCCCCGCCAATAGTATTCCCACTGCCAAAGCCAGAAAAATTAAATTGATATACTCCAGCAACAGGGGCTTTAAAAAATCCCGCAGTATCGTAGTGACTACCTATGTTTGTAACAACTGTGTCAAATGCTAGTTGACCAGTTATTCCCACACCCCCAGTGTTATTCGCTTCTGTAACATGAAAAAAAGGTTTGGCGGGTTGAAGTACACGCCCAGTGCTATCAATGGTCATAGCCGTTGTAGTGCCAGTAACCTCTTTGATTGTGCCTACGTTTAAACCACTATTAGCTGTTACACCACCACTAAACGTACCGCCGGATGTGGCAGAGACAGTGTCGGCTACGTTAAACACATCGTAGACCAAGATCTCAATGATATCCCCCGCCGACAACGCAGATAGGCCAGCTATCGTGTTGGCAGTCGTGGTGTTGTAATCCGTGCCCGCAACTAACGTAACGCCGTTAAGCGCAACGTCTACATACGCCCCATCGGTAAAACTAAGACCTTTCCCGGCATCATCGTTACCAGATATAGAGGTGGCTCCGCCGCTGGCTTGTGTGTAATAGAAGCGGTTTCTAACACCAAATTTTTCGGATCGACCTATGTATGGCATTATGACCACTCCTCTGTAGGCGCATCAGGCCATGTTGGGCTGGATGGGTTAGTCTTACGGATTACCCTGAGTGCTTGACGATAGGTATCAAATGCAGTCACACAGCTAGATGTTAATCCTGAATTGGGTAGTTGTGTCCAATCAGTAGCGTCCAACAACGCTTGTGAAGCTATTTCCACTCTAACGGAGCCATCTTCTGCTTGGAAAAGCTCTATACCTTTATAATTAGCCATGTCCTACCCCGCTATTTCCATAACAATAATTCTACCGTCATTAACATAATATGCACTGCTGGCATTGTTTGTGAGACCTTGAACTTTATAAGTAACGGCACTTGCAGTGCTTGGAGAATCCAAATGCGAAAACGCTACGGAATCTCTTACTTGCACACCGCCACTGCCGGTTCCCGCACCCGCTATAGTAGAAGCAAGCGAGGTGCTGTCACGCAATAGCGAAAAACTACATTGCACGTTTGCACCACCTACCAAAGCATTTGTCATTCCACAAGAAACTGAAACGAAGATTTTGCTAGATGTACTTGTAGGGGTGATTGATACAGTAAAGTTAGCAATATCTGAAAGGGTTGTGTTTGTGCCGCCGCTAACAGTACCCACTGTTCCATTTGTTACGGTTTGCAAAACAGTACCAGTTGGCAATCCAGATGTGGCTACGCCACCATTTGAAATTTTACTTATTGCCATATCTCTACTCCGGCCAGTCGTTTATCGGGGCATTAGCGGTTGGGTTACCATCACTATCAACTGGTGTATCCCATAATGCCACAAAAGCAGCCATATCGCTAGCCCCATCAATCGAAGCCTCAATCGCGTTACTCGCAGCGCGGATCGCGGCACGAGCAGTCAAGGTATCGCTGGGCACGTTATAGTCAGAAATTTCTGACGCTTTGATTACCATCCAGTCCGTAGGAGCCAACAAACCTGCGGCTTGATCCTTAGTGTTTTGCTTCCATTGAGACTTGAGGCCAAGCGTAACTATCTGGTTGCCATCAACATCGTTTACAGCGTTGCCGTCCTCATCGACTTCGTTAACGTCAACGAGTGAACGCTCAATCAAGGTGCCATCAGCTTGGCGTCCCCAATAGAACTTGTTATCAAAAGGAGCCTCACTTGCTGGCGCATCTTCCCAAACAACTCCAAAGGTCGTTTTTTCATCTTCAGACCAAATAGTCCAGTTTCTAGGGTGCGTCACACCGTTGTCATCGGTCCACGCCTTGCCAGCGCGGATAGTGCGATTGTTGTATTTCCAAGGCATTTTTATCTCCTATCTGGCGTTACTAAATTTTGCGGGTTGGTCTGCTATGGCAAAATATACATATCGAACCCCTGATGCGTTTTGGTTGGCACCCGCGCCAGTCAGCCTAAATCCATTAGAATGTATGTTCACTGGATATGTGTTAGCAGCTTCCACCACACTTTGGTCGGCCCACATTCCCGGTAATAACGCAACATTAATTGGCGACCTTGATGTATCATACATCTGCCAACCATATGTTGTACTACGAGTTGTTTTTTTCAACATTAAGAAGGCTGGTCGAAAACCTGTGTATACGAAATTATTTGCATTATTGCCAATGTAATGAGATGCTTTACTGTAACCATCTACATCGGCAAAACAGTAGGCTATGTAATCTTCACCGTCAGCGTTCACTGAATGATCTGAACCTACTGTAAAAACGCTGTCTGTGGGGGCTGTGTCATTCCACCAATTGGGGCTATCAGCTACGGCATTAATAAGATTCAGTATCATGTAATCAGTCTCAGGGTCACTAGCTGTGCCAGCGTGGTAGACTGCCCAATTGTCAGCTTGATCTCTATTCTTAATTATAATCATCGTTGGCTTTGCACCACAGCCGTGTGATACTGTTCCAGCGGAGCCAGTCCCGGTGTATGACACAATCGAAAAACCAGCGTCGGCATTTGATGAACTGGAAAATGCAGGATTGTTCCCAACCTCGCTACCAGATGCGGTAGTGCCAGCTTTCCAGTTCCAAGCAACGTAGGTTCTGCCAGAATAGTTCACATAACCGCCAGTAGTCGCTACAGCCCCATCGTCAACGCTAAATCCATCAGCATCAAAAGATGAAACAAAACCATAATCACCGTCTGGATATGAGTTTACAGTTCCTTCAACAGCCGTTGTGTTAGAGCTTAAATTTTTACCACTACCCGCACCACGAACTGAATCATAAAGTTGGTGGTCTTGTGAAGTTCCACTGCGGATTTTTAACCAAGAAAAATCTGGCTGAAACCCTAGCCCAGACAAGCTGCGAGTTTGTGCGGCATCACCGGTCCAAAGCACTGTATTAAAATGCTCAGTGCCATCAATAATCGTAGGCGTTTGTAAATTTGAGGAACAAATTGAAAGAAACCCATTTGGCACCGCGTAAAAAAAATCGCCAATACCATTGTCATCAGAACCATTTGCAGAACCGCTTGTTTTTAATCCTGCAAAACTGCTGTCTTGCCCAAAATTAAAAGTGTGCGTACCCGAAGTCGAAGTTCTGTTTGTAATAGGCACAAGAATAGAACCATCATAATTATCGATTGTTCCAACTTCACCTGTTCCATTAGCGGGGTCGCCACTGTTATACCAACCAGTGCTGTTACCTATCCAGACCTTGCCGTTAGACGCATCAAAAGCAAAACGCAATACATTGCTTGCTGGGTTGTTAGTCAAGCCTGTTATGACAGAACTGCCATTGGCATTAATGACTGTGTTATAATAAACTACGCCTTCAGTATACAAAGTTGATGCTGTTGCCTTTGAGTTTTGAACGCCTACGCCAGTCGCTTGACCACTGCCCTGCAAAGTCGTCACAAACTCAAAGTAATACTTGCCGCCGCCAGCACCCCCAGTAACTCCTATACTACCTTGTCGCCAAACATTAGTAGACCAATTACTCGAAGCTGTAACAGCTAAATTACCCTCAGCATATGTGACTGTTTGGCCTGTGTCATTTAAAACATTATAGGTAGCAAAGTTATTAGTCGGGCTGTCAGGCACGACATCTGTTGCAACTAGATTGTTTACAGTCCAATCGTTTGTGTTGCCGCTTTCATCATCTCCTATTGCGCTAGAATCATCGAACGGCAAATAGAATCCATTGGTTCCGTATGAACCTGAGTAGGCTTTTGGAATCCACACGCCGTCCTTTGTTTCACCAAAGCTGGAGGGTGTCAGGGCGGTTCCGTCAATCCAGTGCATTTCAGCTAGGTATAGGTCGGCATAAATACTTGATGTACTTTCTCTGCGGCCTATGGTTTGTACAACGGTGTTATTAAAAGCAAGTTCAGCATTTTCCGCACAGACTTCGGAAATAAACGATGTTTCTTGAGTGCCGTTTATATAAAGTTTAAAACGGTTCCCAGTACCTCCTGATTGAGTGGTATCTATCGCAACTACAATATGATACCACGCTAATGAGTCTCGAAATACTCTTGTCGTCTGGAAATTTAAATCTGTGCCATTACCATAAAAAGTCATAGTGTCGGTTGTATTAAATCTAAAATTATAGTAATTGCCAGCCGCACCAAAAATACTTGTATTTATACCCAAGTTCCCACGTTTAACCCAACAACTAAGCGTAAATGTCCTACGGTTGCCAGCAGATGAAGGAGTGCGACTTAGATACGCACTATCGTTATCATTGAACCGCAAAGATTGGTCAATGGTGTAGGAGTAGAAATCACCGCCGGGGTTGTAACCCCAAGGACTTGATCCAAAAGGTCCTGACATAAGCTCTTCCTACGCTAACGCTGCAAAAGCGAGTTGAGGAGTACCTAGTAAAATTTTATCGGTGTCCTGAACCATGTACGGCACAACATCAATTGCGCTTGCGGCAGTGGATATGGTTATAGCACCTCCGGGAGCAAAGAACTGGTTACCCGTGGACAACCCCCTGCTACCTGAACCGTCTTGAATTAAAATAATAAAACCTGTCTGACCTACGGCTTCCGTAGTCGGATTAACCAGTACCACGGCTCCTGTCATGGTAAGAACAAAGTTTTGATAAGTGTCAAAATCAAGAGTGATGTTGCCTGAATTGGTGGTGTCTACAAAAGTTGTCCCCTGAACCGCTTTAGCTAATGTAAGATCTCCGCTCACGGTCAAGTCTGTGATCGACATATTAGTGCTTGCCGCAGGACTTACAGTCTGCTTTGCCATGCCTTGAAAAACAACGTAAAAGTCATCTGTTGTCTCGACATCACCGAGCATTGTCAAAGTTGTTCCCCCGGCGGTATACGCTACCGAAGGCTCTTGACGCACATTATTAACAAAAACTTCTATCTCGTTTGCGTTTAACACAGCGTTATTAAGGGTAAAGCCCCGCTTTACGGGATCTCCTGTAACATTGGTCAAATCTTGATAGCTTACCGCGCTGTAAGCAAAGGCTAAAGGATTACCCAGATACGGCATTAGGTGATCTCCATAATTGACAAAGTTACATCCGTTGCACCAGTAGCTGTGACTTTTATTATGTCAGTGGTTTCTAAAACAACCTTGTTACCGGCTAACATCTCCAACGATGATCCTGCGGGTATTGGAGCATTTGTTACAAGTTCAACCTCTTGGTTTGCCTCGTTATTAGCTCCCGCACGATTTGCCGTATCTGACGTTAAAGTAACGGTAGCTGTCTGTTGAGTGGTGGTGGTGTTTCCTAGAATAACACCAAGAACTACTGTAGTAGTAGACGACGCTACGGTATAAATGGTGTCTATTGATGTGACACCCGCCTTTGTTATAACTTTAAATGTGTTTGCCATATCATTATCCTAACGCAATTGCCAGAGCAGTGGCGTCTCCTGACGCTGTGTTGTTGATGAAGGTGGTGCTTGCCGCCATTGTTGAGGTGAAATCAGTCACCGCAGCACCGCCGCCCGCACCATCAGCGCGAATTATCCGACTTTCGCCTGTCGCCACGGTTACGTTAGCACCACTTCCTTGAGAAAATACCACTGACTGATTGGTGTCATTGGTTACAAAGTAGATTTTCTCTGCGTCATTAGGGGCAATCGTTATCGTATGTGTTCCGGAAGGAGATCCGCCACAAACAATTAACTTGTTCATGCCATCTGAAACACTGCCGTCTGAAGTGGTTAAAGAAGAACTTGTACCTGATAAGCTTAACGTAACTACCCCATTAAGGGCCGTATCAATTATATCGAAGTTCAGGTTAGTGGTATCACCCCAAGTTCCCGATTGTTCGCCAGTAGCGGGTTTTTCAATACCGGTTCTAGTAGTATATGAGCTAGCCATTTATGCGACCTCTTTCCAATTCGCTGATTGACTCGGCACTAGGTCAGTCCATGTTCCTGCACCAGCAGGAGTTAAATCTGTCCAATTTGCCTGTTGATCCGGCGTTATGACGATTTGACTCCAGATAAAGACAATACCAACATTTCCTGTTGCTGACAATCCTGTAACGCCAAAAGCCATATCGTCTACTATCGGAGATCCGATAGCACCCGTAACAGCGTTTCCAGTTACACCGACAGTTACTGGAATTACAAGAGTAAGTGTTCCAACCGAAGCTGTCGCGGAAGTGCCCGTCAAAGTAACGGCGGCAGGGGCTTCTGGTGTAGATGTGGCCGAAGTTGCACTTACTCCCGTTACAGCTACAACGGCAGTACCAACAACCTGTTCATCGCCAAACCCTATGGTGCCAACCGCGCCAACAGGCCCGACTAAGCTACCGCCTCCGGCTAAAGGGGTGCCAAGACCCGTAGTAGCGGCTACTCCCGTTAATACTACGGGTACAGGTTGGCCCCAAGCGCCGTCACCCCACGCGCCTCTACCCCATCCGCCAATATTGGACACAGTCTACTCCGTTAAGCTATTCTAATAATAGCGTTTGAAGCGTCCGCTGTAGGGAATTGAATGGTAAAGGTGCCTGAACTTGAACTCTTATTTGACCCAAAATCAAGCACACAAACCGCTTTATCAGCGTTTGTGTCATTGTAGATCAACGCGCCACGAGCAGTAATTGTTGCTGTAGTAAAGCTTAAATCAGCAAAATCTGTTATAGCAGTTGTTCCAGAGGCTGACGGCGTCACATTTGTTAATGCGCTGCCACCAGAGGCATAAGAACCACTGTTTGCCACCTCACCTGTTGTGGTGAAAGCTGTTGTTGCCGCGCCAAGTGTAGCGGTTGTGCTAGATTTCCCTCCACCCCCGATTGCATACAAGGCCAGTTTGAAAGAGTTTCCAGAGCTATTTGTGAAATTATGTGTACCCGTTAGGAGCTCTGTTTTAAATGAGGTACACATTGCTTGAGTGATTGCCATTATAGTCTCCTAATAAAGTCCGCAATGTCGTCGTGACCCGCCTTACGCAAAGTCTGGCATATAGTACCACGCTCCTCACGTTTAGCCAAGTCTATGTAAAAACGTAGCACGTCTTCGACCCTTCCTGCAAACGCTTGAGCCTGATCTTTTATAGCAGGCGGAGCCTCTTCTGACACATAAACTATCTTTTTACGAGCCATTTCAGCTATTTGATCGGACGAAAGGCCGCCCTCATTTGACGTAGTAACGTCAATCGTACCTACATCTATTCCTGTTTGTACACTAATCATTATACGATACTCCCGGCACATCATGTCGCCCAATAAGAACTGGATTATCTAACGGCTCTGGCGGTGATAAAGTTTCTTTTTCTTCTTTGATATACTCAGATTGAGGAACAATAATCAGATTTCCGTCTTTTATTGTCTGAACAAGAGGATCCGCTAAACGATGGTAGCCGTACAGTTTTTCATTCTCTGGCACGTTAGTGTCCATAAAGCCTGAATTTTGAGCTATCTCTATCTGTATACCCTTTGAAAGAGCTATGGCGCACCAAAACTCACAACAAGCACGTCCCGCTTCCGCAAAATTTATATTCTGTTTGTAACTGAAGTCTATGCCGTACAGGTGGATTTTCGAGACTTTTTCGCTGTAAATAGCATAGGCTAGGGCGTAAGCCACCGTGTTGTTAAAGTACGCAAAGCCTAACGAGCCAACAACCTCCTTTAAGGGATATAGCTCTATCTCAGGTACTCTTTCATCTAAACAACAAGAATATATAGGACCTTTTTTAGGGGTCTTTAATAAGAATTCTTGCGCTATCCCAGTCTGTTTCCCGGCTTTTTTACCATCTAAAAAACGAGAGGCAGGGTCCATCATAAAGGTCTTATCTACATGAAAGATAGCCCCTATGCTGTTTATACCCCACACTTCGTCAAAGTTCTGCGAGTTTATGCGCGACATGACGTACTCGGAAAACGAGCCGCCAAACGCCACTATTGCTACATTCATGTCTTCTGAGTCCTCACTAACCCGTCGCGATAAGCTTCGGTATTTTCTACGCCTTCGCCATAATTTTTAAGACGAAGTGCTGCTTCTTCAAACTGCTGCCTATACACCTGAAGAAGATTAGGATCCCCTTTCATAAATATATAAGCCTCAACTAAAGAGCCGTATAAAAGCGCATCTGGTGCGTTTTCCCCAAGCCACGACGTTCCCGTTGCCCCTGTAATAGAAGCGGGTCGGTAGTAATAATGTAATTCAACAGCATAATCCTGATCGGGAGTAGGGGCTATAAGAAAATTTCCTACATCAAAAACAGAATAGTAACGCGGCGCACCCGTAGTGGTGGGTGTAGTCCAGTACGTTTGTAAGAAGTTCACGTCCTTTTGTTCTAAAAAAACATGACTTGTGCCGGAGCCGTTGTTGTAAGATAGCGAAAAAGTAGCCAAATAGTCTGTCGGCTGACTCAAGAACCTGTTACCCGTAGTCATAGCGGCGTTCACGTTTTTACGAAAAACGTCCAGATCCACTACTTTTAAGAGTTTTTCTTCAGCATTCTTTATGAAGTTATCAAGATTATTAACGAAAGTTGTTTCGTCATTCTCAGCATAATCTTGTATAGCTTGTTTCAAAGTTGTTTTTGTGTAGCTCATGGTGTGTTCGCCTGTCCGCCCATGCCACTGTGATTAGTACAGTAATAATACAGGGTTGGGGCCCCCACAGCAACTGTGATTTGAGTGTAAGAAGAAGTGGTTGTTACGCCCGTAGTGTATTGTGACCCGCCGCCATGTGTTCCATCCGAGGTGGTGGATAGACGTAAAGGGTGTCCGGAGTTAGTACCGTCTGACTGATCGAAACGATAAGTGTTACCTTCGGTAAGTGTTACCGTGGCTTGCTGAACACCATCTATATAGTATTTGTTGCCAGAACCCGGATTTGCAACAGTTACCGCGAACGTCTGATTTATGGTCACCCCTGTTGTAGTCACCGTGCCCACACTGGCTGTCGCGCTAAGACCCGTAGGAGTGGCCGTAGACGGTATTATCGTAGGTAAATCAACTATTACCTGACCAACTTGCGCTGAAGCTTTTATAAAAGCCATATTAGGGTCTTCTAAAGGCGGATTACCCACTAAAACAGTAAAAGTTTCGGGCTCTGGTGGGCGGGCGTCTTTTAAAGCTTGAGCGTCAAAGACTTTACGGAAAGGACCTAATTGCGGTTGTTTTGCCTCAAACTCATCTTTTCCGACAAGCAACCCGTTCCACTCTTTTCGCATGTCACGGTATTTATACCTAAAGCCAGATCTATCTGAAATAGCATAAGAGTCTTTTCCAGAGGCAAAACGTGACATTATGTTGTCCTAAAATATTGGAACTGCGGCACAACATTAAAGGATGCTCTATCCCGGTCTTCTGCCATAGCCCTTTCAAACTCTTCTTCATACATTGCTTTTAAGAGTTGTGCTCTATTCGGGGCTCTTTTGATGGATATATAATACGCTAATCCCGCAGCTAAACAAGGATACAGCCTAAACGGAACATCTAAAGTGTTAGTGTACTCGTCCGCGTCATCCATTCTAGTTAAGGCATCATATATAATAACATCGGTGCTGTTCTCTGGAACAGGCCAAACTTTTAAAACCGGCGTGACTTGTCGGTCTAAGAAAAACTGGTTAGGTCTACCCGTAGTCGTTTTTGTTGGAATAGTTAGATAATCATCCCGACTCATCCTAGTTAAGGCAAAATCGGTTCCATCTCTTCGCACCACAACAGATAGAATATCAATAATGTTAGTTCCTAAAGTGTAGTCGCCTGTACCAGAAGTAACTGCCTGAGTGCTTTGAGCAATAGTCCACTGGTTTAGACCCCGATTGGCCCATTCTGCCAACATCAGGTTTAACGAGCGTCTAGCTGTCTTCAAGTCATACCCCGTGCGAACTTGCAGCCCGCATCGCTCAAACGCCTCTTCAACGTAATCCGTTACGTCTAACTCAAAATTTGTGCTACCAGAAAGGGTCATTTCTTATCTTCCGCATACAGGTTGTCGAAGATCTGATTTACATCCATTGTATAGTCTAAATCCGATTTTGAATAGTGTATATGCTGCGAAGGTAGAAAATCAGGGGGACCTTCACCTGTTTCAAACCACGCTGGATGCGTAACACGAACACGATTGTTAGGCAACGCAACAATATTTCCGGTGTAAGGACCCGCATCCAAAAGTTCTAGAACGTGGCTTTGTTTGTGCTGGGCGGGATCGTCCGCTATCTCACTTTCGGTATAATCTACCGTAAAATAGTATTTAGCCGGAAAAAAATCAGGCCCTATTTTGGCAAGCCACGGGCAAGGATGAGCTCTATCTAAACGATAAACTGCGTGTGTATGGGACATGCAGTCCCAAGGTTGCGCCAAATGGACAGGCATAGGTTCGGGCCATTCTTCAAAAGGAGTATCGCCCACAAGAGCCGTAATAGGCATTCTAGCCCACATCGCTCCCCCGTGGATATTTGGATCATCCGTCCCATCTGCCTCGCAGCCGGTGAATATCATCTGAAAACTTAAACACCGGCTAGGCATTGTAGTAACGGCAACCGCCATAGCATGAAGAAACTCACCTTGGTATTTCAAATGGTTACAGGTGTATTCCCTTCGCACCCAACATTTGAAATGCGGTATATTGCTCTGAAGATAAGGCAAGTTATTTTACCTTACCGCCCTTCGCGTAACCTTTTTTCTTCATCATCATGCCGCCGCCAGCCATTTTCTGGACTTTACCGCCTTTAGCGTAGCCCTTCTTTTTCATGCCAACCGCGCCGCCTTTAGCCATGCCTTTAGACCGCATGTTTCCGCCAACAAGATCTGCTGAATACTCTTCCATAGTCATAAATTCTTTTGCCATTTTAAGCTCCTATGCTTGACTTACAGAACCTTTGGTTCTTTTCCTACGATTTGACATAACAGCGCCACAACCCCGTGCTACCGCCGTTCCCGGAACAGACCTACCGTTAAATGGCCGTTTAGGCTTCGTTACAGCCCCACCATTTCGTAAACCTGTTACCTTCGCAGCTTTTGTGTTAGCGACTGTAGTTTTTCCTTTAGAGCCTGCCCGCTTCTTCTTACGAGCCGTTGTAGCGCGTTCACTTTTCGATAGACTGTTAGCTTTAGCTCTAGGCAAGCAACGATCAGGGTTACTCTTATCTTTTGAAGTACCACATTTACCTTTGATAGAACCATCTGATCCAATCCTAACCCAGTCCTGTTTCACCCATTCTTTTAACTGACCCATTACTTGCCCTTTGATTTTTTAGCGTAGTTGGGGTCTTTACAATACTTTGAAGCGGCCATGTTTGCATACGCTGACGGGTATGTGTCAAATGTGCGCTTGGCCCACGCTTTCCCTTTGGGACAGATCTTACCACCACTTTTTACCTTGCCCCCTTTTTTCATGCGGACAACGCTACTTTTACCAGTAGGACACTGCCCTGCACCTAAATTTACTGCACTACCCATACCTAACCACCCTTCGTTTTAAAAGCAATGTTGCCTTCATAGGTCCGGCCCGTAAACTCTTCCCACATAGGTTTAAGCATTATGTGAACTTCATCTATTTTTTGACTATTATCCTCGGTCTTTACGGCCATAACGGCTATGTTTTTGTCTACTTCTATCAGAGTAGCCGAGATCCAAGTAACACCTGTAACGCAAACGCCTACTAAAGCTACAAAAAGCGTTCCCGCTATGAACTGCTGACCTAACATTTCCATCTCCTACGAGCGGCGCAAATACGCTTTTTAGGCGTCTTTTTGCAACTTATGTTATGCATTTTCATCTGGCCTTTTGATCTACTGCAATAAGAAGAACGGCGTTTAGCCGCAGCACTCCCCTTCTTCACCTTGCCAGTAACAGCCGTTTTTAACTTAGAACCGGGGTTTGCGCGTTTGTATGCCGCAACACCAGCTTTAGTCATTCCCGCCCCTTTTTCGGTGGGGCGGAAATTTTTCTTGTTTTTCTTCGGCATTGCAGCTTTACGAGGAGCCATAACCTACCTCAATTAAAGAATACCGTTATCGCCGTAAGGTTAGTTGCGGCTGATATATAAATATCGTCCACACGAATACCGTTCGACGGGATGTTCACCGAATGCGTTGTAGATGCGTTGAAATCAAGATCAAGCACAGTGGCCCCGCCGTTACCGTTAGTGATAGTAAGACGAGGTGTACCTGCCGCTGTTTTCAACTGTATCTGACGAATTCGTGCAGGCCCTACAGCAAGCGAGCCTGTTGCAGTCACCCGTTTTGATCTTACATCAGAGTCAGACATTGCAGCCTCCTGTTAGGCTGTTGGTGAGTCGGATGAAATACCGAAGAACTTCAGTGATAGCTGACCGCCAGCACCGGCTGTTCCAGAAATAACAACTTCTACCTCATCCGCAGTCTCGGTTGCCGCAGTAGTTGTTCCACCAGACATGCCCAAAACACCGTTACAAGGGAAAAAGCCCTTAAAACCAGCAGCGTTAATAGCAATTGATACACCGTCTACGAAACCGTCTGTATCAGCATCTGTACCAATATCAACAAGGTTAACGGCGTTTGCAGCCGCAGTAACAACAGTGATAGCTACGCCCATAGGAATAAAGTTGGATGGAATGCCGATAGCAGCTTCTTTATGCTCAGTGCCTGTAGCAGCAATATCAATGGTGGCGGTGTATGTAGAAAGAACCATCTCATTAGTAAGTGCGCCGGTTGTCGCATTCTTGATGATGGATTTGAAACCGTTTTCTGAACGGACGGGACCGTTAAAAGTTGTGTTCGCCATGTCAAACTCCTGTCGTGGCTAATGTCAGCCACAGGATGCGGCTGTCAGGGATGTAAAAACTATACAATAAAAAAGAGCGACTGTGAAGCCGCTCTTTCTAATCTCTACGGGAGGAGAGATTTTTTATTAAGCACCTTCTGTGCCGAAGACAGAACGCCAATCTGAAACACCGAAGCTGTAACGCTCACGGGCTTTAAACCGCATGTTTCCGGTGTCAAAGTCACCTTCCATAGCAGTTTTGATTGGTGACCGGTTAAAGTACTTAAAACCGTTTGGCGCATCTGTTTTGATGAAGAAGGCATCAGTGTCCGTCAGGAAGTGGTTAACCACTGCACCTTCTGGAATCATACCCATGTTCTTCATCGCATTTGCGTCATTGTCGGCAGTACCCGGACGAAGGTTTGAGTTGAGAACCCGCTCTGCAATAAATTGCAACTCTTTCGGGATGATCAACTTTGTGCCACGAACCGCAATCTTCAGACCACGCTCATCAGTCAAACCAGCAACATCAATCAACATTTGCTCAAGAGAAGTCTCGTTGAGGTCTGCTGCGGTTGACAAGATGTTGCGCTGATTGCCCGACAAAGACGGGTGTGCGGTTGAACAAAGTGCTGCACCGTCACCAATAGCAGAAGCACCGGCTGTGAACGCATTGTTCAAAATAGACGCCGCTTTGATCTGCTTTGTCTGAGCCATTGAACGGGCCAGAGCTTTGGTGTAACGAGACGCCAGACGATCGTAAAGATTGTCTTCGATAGCTTCTTCTGTGATAGAGAAAGCCAGAGCGATTGTCTCGTGTGTGTAACGAGCAGTGTATGTCTCTTGGGCATCATCAAAGTTGATGGACGCGCCTTCACCTTTGACTGGAGCCGTTGAGAAACCACCGAGCATCACTTCTTCTTCAAATGCACGATCTGAGGACTCTTCATCGAAGATCTCAGCATGTTCATTTTCGTAGCGATCGTACTCAAGACCGAACAAGGCATTCAGGCCGGGCTCAAGCTCTTTCGCTAATTGTGCGCGAGAAATAGCCATTATCTATTCCCTCCTTAAATGCCGGTTGACAACGACGTGGTCTGTGAAGCCGAAGCTGCCACAGGCGCGTTGTGATGGAAATTAAACCGAACTACAAAGTTCACACCAGCAGAGGCGTAATCTAGATTGGCTTCATCTTGCGATAAACCAACAATACGCATCAATAGTGTTGCAGTGGTAGCTGCGGTAGAAATGTCTAGTTCAGCAGTGGAACGACCGTTTGCAGTAGAACCAGATGTACCGTTTGCAAGAGAGCAGTTGGAGAACACATCAGCAAGAGCGGTTGCTCTGTCTGTAGTTGTGGTATCCGCAGCTATCATAAACAACTGGTTTGGGTTGTCCGCAACAAAAGCTTTGACAGGATGATTTGTGTCAACGCTAGCGTTGTTTGAACCGGGCCAGTAATTTTTGAAAACAGGCTTCTTTGTAGAGCTATCTACATATTCTACGCCCATCAGGACTCCAAGAGCAGGAACTGTACCACCGTTTGCATTACCAACAATGTCAATTACACCAGCCGCCAACGGAATAACCGGTGAGTTCTGGAAAATTGCATTAGTGTTGTTGGATGCGATCTCATATTGAGTTACACCAGTAGTGTTGGCACCTGCGCCATTAATCCCGATAGGACGAAGGCCAAAGGCAGTATCTTGATTTGCCATTTGATTTTTCTCCTAATCAGGGCGGCCCCTATTTTTGTGGACCGCCAAAGGTTACACGAGATTGACGATCGGGTTTATTGATCGTCATAGTTGAATGAGCGTTCTCTCTCATCATATCGTGGTCCACCGCTTGCATCTGATCCGCATTTCTCTTATCGAAATATGCTTTTCTTTCTGCAACAGTTTCTAACGGTATACGAGCAAGAACAAGACCACCTACTCCAAACACACCTTCATATTTACCTGTATCAAGTACCGGGGCCTCAAAGTCTGGATACTCGTCCTTACGAACCAGTTCCCAACCCTCGCGCATTTTTGCGCTGACGTTTTTAGTATCATCAAAACCACGGGTTTCAGCCCGGATCCAACGATGCTTAAAACCATCCGGTGCAGGCGGTGCATCTAACATAGACGGGGGAGCCCACGGCTTACGCTGCGCCGTCTTATCCCTAGTCTGGTTTGCGCGAGCAGTACGTTTCACTGTACCTTCAAACATTTCGTTTTGTTCTTCAGACATTTAACCTACTCCTTCACGTATTTCGCGTATTCTTCAAGCGGCACACCCAATTTCTTTGCTATCGCAACTTGGCTAGGGGTGAGTCTAACCTTTTTCCCACTACTGCGCCCAGAACTTGATCGGGATACGGAAGCAACCGTCTGAGCGGGCCGTCTGCTACCACCGTTTAGCTTATGAGGGAACTCTTCCTTCATTCGCTGATCTAACTCAGTATAGTACTCATCGGACTGCGGGTCAAACCCTTCGTTCTCAACAAGTTTTTTGTGTACACCAAAAGCCGCATAAGTCATGGCTTCATCTGACCCAAACCACTCGTTCCGATCCGCCCAACTGGCGGCCTTGGGATCCGGTCTTCGGGGCTGTTGCTGCGGCATAGGCTGTTGAACCTGCTGCTGCTGTTGAGCCGCAGCCTGTTGAGCATATCGCTCCTGCTGCATCTTGGCTTGTCTGGCGCGATCGTTTTCAATAGCCAAACCGGTGATTTTACGTTGCGCTTCAACCACGCCGTTCGTATCACCGATCTCAATCGCTCTAGCTAAATCTTGTTCTGCTGTGCCCATTTGGGTTTCAACACGAGTGCTATATTCATTAACATAGCTAGTGTCTAAGGTGTTCATGCGCTCTTGAAGTTTTTGAGCTTCTGACTGAACACCTTGAGCGTACCGTAGAGCCTCCTCTTTCTGACGCTCCGCTTCACGCATTTTTTTGGTCAAACGATCAATACGTTTCTGCGTGGCATTTTCAGCTTTTTCAAACTGATCCTCAGTCTGAGCCTCTACCGAGGGCGAATCCTCATCCTTCTGAGCTTCTAGCTCAACCTCAGTATCTGAATCTTCTTCCAGATCTAATTCAATTTGTTGCTTATCCTCTGCCATTTTCTACTCCTAGAAATGAAGAACGTCTTCGGGTTCTTGTATTTTTGCCAATATTTCGTCGTCGTTCAAAATACGAACTTCGCCGCCGTCTATTTTAAAACGTGAACCTGAGTAACGCGCAAACATCACCCAGTCCCCCTGCTCACACCAACTCCCCATAGGGAATTTCTCTTTGTCTTTGTAAGCTAAAGAACCCACTTTCAACACATATCCTACCTGAGTAGATACGGTTTGTTCTTGAACAACAGCGTCTGGCAAATAAATACCCCCGTCAGTTTTACCCTTACCTCTGTACGGTAAAACCAGAATTCTCCACCCTGTAGGGCTAGGCATTCTTTCTAGGAGAGACTCCCCAATAGCACTGGGGTCTAATACCTTGTCGGTAACATCTTTATACGCGGAAGCTATGTTTTCAACACCTTCCGAAACCTCTGCGAGGTTGATCTTTGCGTCAGTCATTTGATCGCTCCTGTTTATCTAGCAGGCTCTTGAGTTCCTGTTCCACGTGATCTAGGGATTTTAAATTGCCCATGAGCTCACGATATTGCTCTATGCTGTTTACGTTGTCATAAATCAACAAATCGTAAATAGCCTGTCGCCGTTCTTTTATTATGCGAAAAACAGCTTCCGCAAAGTAAACTTCATCCACTCCGATAACTCCGCATTAAATCCTATGTCTTCTTATAACATACTATTCGGATTCCGCAAGAGCTCTCATACGATCTACCAAACGTCTGGCCCGATTTGGGACCTGTGTATACCACCGGGAATCTACCATCTCGTTGGCTGCGGCGTTCCAATCACGGGCGTCCACACCAGCCTTCATACCTTTGAACTTGCTTAGTCGAGGCCGACCCATGTTAAACATCATGTTACAAATAATATGTTGCGCCTCTTCCGGCAAGTCCTCAAAGTCTGAGTACAAAACTTTGCACTCATCAATCGTTACTGCAATGTCTAAAGAAAACAGGTTTCTAACTCGTTCCTGTTCGACAACGGTGCCAACGGGCTTGCCGTATTCTTCGTCATGCTCAGTGATTAAATGACCCACACCACAAGTTGGCAGTGCTAAATGGTCTAAATACACCTCGTACTTGCAGCCCTCGTCTTCGGCGATTTCTTCGCGTAATCTATCTTTGTTCATTTTTTAAATCCTTTTAGGCCCCGAATACCAAAAGATGCGCCAATGCTGGCGTACATCGCCCATTGAAACCATTCTGGTGTACGAGACAACGCGGCAAATCCATCTTCAACATATTGTTGCGTAAACGGAATGAAGCACATAGCAATTATAGCTATAAATAAAATTGTCCACGCTTCGTCCTTCCAACTATTGTCAGAGGATTGCGCCATTATTTTTTCCCAGCCCGCCTCATGCGTAGCTGCGGTGACCATAACTTGCGCTTCTGCCTCTGCCCGTGCTTTGGCTACAGCGCCCTTGGCTTTAGTCTGTTCAATCTTTGACTCCATAAAAGAGCCTGCTAAATTTGCTATAGGACCAATAAGAGCCTGTAACATCACTTCATCTCCATCACTGTTTCAATCTTAGCAATGCGTAGCTCAAGGTCCCGCACACGTTGGATATTAGCTTCTACCGACGCTGGCGGCTTCCATTCGTCTATCCAGTTGTCATTCTCTTGAATTTCTTCCCAGTGCATTTTCTGTTCATGCTCTAAAAAAGCCAGCCGTTCAGTAATCGAAAAATAACCCCAGACCGACAGGCCAGTAAAAGCTATCAGCCCTATCAAGTTTTTCAAGGGAATGGTAAATTCACTACTCTCGTTTAACTTTGAAGCCATCAATACAATTCCTTACTTGCAGCCACCTTAACAGGCTTACAATAAGCCGTAGCTTTGTGCTTGGTAGGGACACCGCTTATACTGCCGTAATTCCCATACCGTTTTGTTATCTGACTAGCATAAAAATTACAATCTACTACCGACCTAAAATACATGTCTTGGCTTTGAACCTTACCACCTAACACAAAAACAAGCAAAAAGGCGTGTATCATTTCCGGTTCATCCAAGCTGTCGTACCCATATAAGCACCGACAATACCAGCACCGCTGATGTAGAAGAGGTTAGATATATCAGACAAAGCTGTGACTCGGTCCAATGGAATAAAGAACATAGCCAAAGTAAATACACCCATTGAAATCAAAGTGTAACGAGCCATTCTAAGTTGAGCTAAGTTCTTACGAAGATTATCTTCTGTCTTCTTGATCTCCTTAACGTGCATTAGCTCCGCATCGCTAACGATGCCGTCACCGTCCTCATCATACTCCGCAAACCTAGACTGTTTCTGTAGTTTTTTCTGAGCCATACTACCTTACTCCCATTCTACAATCTTGTTACTGCTATTAGGGTCATACAAGCACATATACATCCTCGGGCAGAATTCTCCAATAATCATAGATGTTCGGGTTTTATTGGCCCCCTCGTAGTAACAGTGCCATTCTTTATCTATTTTCTTGTATTTGACAAGCCTGCACGGGACGTAGTTGTCAACATCCGCTCGCGCCATCATCACAATCATTATAGCAAAAAACGCCGCAGCCGCTACGACGGCTCCCGCAACCATAAAGAACTGCTTCAAATTTTCCTCAAACTCTTTGGCCTCTTGGATCTTCTTGCGTTTCTCCGCAGCCGCCGCCTCTCTAGCCGCCTGTATACGTCGTGCCCGTTCCTCTGTAATAGACTTCCACGTGCCGGGTCCAAACCTCAAATCCACCATCTGCGCGATTTCCCGCATCTGCTCTTGTGCAAGGCGAGCGTCAATAATCTCAGAGGCAACCGATTTTACGCCAAACTGATCCCCTACGCTAACGCCGGACTTGGCGTTACGTCTCTTCTGGACTTGTTGCTCACCCTCAAAAAGGTTGTCAATAAATCCTGCAATTTCGGATACATCGTTGGCAGTCCCAATAGCGGATTTTATCCCGTCCACTGCACTTTTAAACAACGCTATGCCCGCTAGCGTTTCTGCTATCATTATGCCCCCAAGCTAATGTCTATAGGTCACTCACAGGCAATATAGCTTCCGCCTTTGGTTGCGGCACCCATACCACGAACGGTCTTACGGCTCATGCCAGAGGGTATCTTTACATCGGCGGTCTTGCCATACGGAATACGGCCCTGACCTTTAATGTCTGCAAACGTGTCAGCTTTTTGAGCCGCACCCGGTGTGTTCGTTACAATCTTTACTACGCTTTTCATTCTAATCTCCTCGCTGTTTAAGCATTTCACGTTCCATAGCAGACTGAATGCGCTTGTCTGTCTGCCGCTCTTGAGACGCCAACCGCTGCTGGAACTGATCCGCCCGCAACCTTTGGTTCTGTGCATCCAAGTTGAGCTTGGCTTGGTCGTTCTGTGCGTCCGCCTGCTCGGCTTGCGCCTTGATCTGAAGCTCCTGCTCCTTGAGTTGTACCAGAGGATCCGGCCCTTGACCCGATACCTGCTGAGACATCTGCTTGACCATCTGCATACCCTCGGCAATGAACTGAGCGGTCAAACCCTCTATCTGCAACATCTCCTCTTCCGTTGCAGCCTCACCACCAACAGCCTGCCTAGACTGAATAAACTGAACCGCCGCCCGTTCCCGCGCTGCAATCTTTACATGCTCCATAATGTGCTTCTGCAAAGCCATCGCCATAGCAGGCATACTACCAACTAGCGGCGTTGAACCAAAGACCATGTGAGCCATAATATGAGCCTCATGCTCCTGACCCTCAAACGCCTGCAACGGTATCATGTCCATTACGTCAATGTTTTCCTGTGCAGGATCCTTTGGTACAGGCTCCTCATCAGGTATACGACGCATGATCCGGTCAACATCTTTAACGCCTAAAGCATCGTACATGTCCTGATACACCTCATACATGTTGTGCATCTCAGGAGCCGCACCAGCTAGCTGCAACTTAGTCTGAGCCAAAGCAATACGCTGCGCCTGACTGAATATATTGGGGTCAGATACAGGAACCACGTCAATCCGATCATCAAAATCAGTCGCCATGACACTGGTATCCGCTCCCTCAACAGAATACGGATACTCCTGCGGTAAAAACTCCGCCATCACCTTCGCAAGTAACTTGAACTCTAACTTCATGGCGTAGTGCAAACGCTTATGCACCGCACTCATTACACGAGATCCCTGCTCCAACAACGCAATAGTCGTACCAACCGCCGCGCCCTGATTTCCGTCGCCAACCTTCATATCAGTAATGGTCGCGAACCGCTGACCAGCATCAACTACAAAACCTAACAAGTTAAATAACGTCTGGTCAGGCCCTTTGAAGGGCAACGGCATCAGGCTGTCACGAATAGCCCCACCCGGAGCATCTACATCGCGAAACTCACCGGGCTGCAACGGATTATCATCGTCCCTGATCCGTAGGCCGCGGGCCTTGAAACCCGCAGGGAGATTAGACAACGTACCAGCGTCAATCAACTGCCGCAGTGCCGAGGTAGCGGCCCGTGACAAACCGCCAATGGTGTGAATTAGCCCTAATCCGTAGAAACCAAACCCCGGAAGGAACTTATAATGCACAAAATACTGTATTTTCTTCCGACTTTCGTCTTCTTCGCGGTAATTTCTACGAATAGACAGTATCTGGCCGTTGTCCTGACTGATTGTGACAACATATGGTATCTTAATACCGGTTAACTCACCGTCCTCGTCCGTATCCTCGTACCCCTCAAGGTCCAAATCAACGTGACACTCCAAAATCGTGCAGTCATAGTCGATCTGAGACGACGAAACACCGTCTATATTGTCAATCTCGTCACTAACAGAGTTACTATCGCCCTGTGCAGGGATAACAGGTATGTCCAAATAGAACCCAGCCACCTGTTTCTTCCGCAAATCGTTCAACGACATGCGAATACTCTGGGTTATGTTAGGACAAGTCTCTAAATCTGACGTTTCATACGGTACAACAAGCTGTTCAGCCGGTATAAACTTACTAACAGCACGGCTTAAAGTCTCGTCGTAGTACACCTTCTTGAAGGTAGACCCCGCAAGCGGTAAATAAAACAGCATCTGATCCAGTTCAGGCGTGTATTCCTCCATCACATTGGTGATGTAGTAGTTCATAAACTGCCTTACGCGCTGTGACTGCTGCTGCTTGTCCCTTGTTTCGCCTCCCATAATAGTAGTTCGCACGGGGCCGCTGGCAGGCAACAACTCATTGAACGCCTGCGCCTGAAACTGCGTAGCCGCCTCGGCAAGCAACGGGTGCGTAACCCCAGAAGCCCCTCTAAAAGGCTGGGTCCTCTCCTCGTAGTTGAACCCAAGAAGCTCCAAACCGTTTGCATAAGCATCTTCCCAATCCTGTCGGCCAGCCTTGTTGGCCTCAAACTCACCCAACAACTCACCGGCTATGCGGCCAAGCTCCCTTTCAGGCATCTCCTCGGCCAAGTTTGCATAAAAATC